GATGGGCGTCGGCCTCGGCATACTCGCCGACAAAGCAGGCGGGCAACTTGTAGAGTTCGCCCTTGGGGTCCACGCCAAATTCCTGCGCGGCCTCCCGGAGCGCGGCCTCGGACTTCATCAGCCCCATGTAATCGTATGAAACTGCATTCAGGGAATAGCTGAACCGGTTTTCGTTAAGCAGGGGTGCGGCCAGCATGGCGTCAATCATCTTGCCCTTGAGGTCAATCCCAAGGCGCTTGAGCCAGCCCACGTCGTAGGCGGCGTTGAAGAAGATCTTGTCCGACGGGTGGTTGGCTATCTCCTTCTGGAACCAGCGCATGACAATGCCACGGTCCAGATTGCCGCCGCCCTCATGGGCAATGGGCAGGTAGGCGTTAAAACCCTTGTATGCAACGGCAAACCCGACGACGTCTCCATGGCCCGTGGCCCACCCCGGACCGTGGGACTTGAGCCGTGGGTCTTTGGTTTCCAGATCAATTGCAATTTCCGTGATGCCGTCCGGTGTCGGAGGCAGTTGCTCAATGGGCACCCATTCAGTCTTCACGCCCCAACGCGGCTTCTGGAGGTTATCTTTCATGGTCCCACATTTCCATTTGTGGAGACCGGGAGACCGGCAACATGACTTGCGTGTAATCAAAGTGCGTCTTGAAGGCCTCTTCGACGCGCATTTTTTCTTCTCCAAAACGGACAACTTCGGCGTTGTACGTGAAGACTACTCGCGGAATGGAGATGCGGCCATAGGCGAAGTCGGCTCCTCGTTCTGTGGGTCGCCACATCCCGGAATGCTTGATCGCCGGGTCTTCCGATACCCGGCGTTCGATGAGCCTCCACCACCGGACGGTGGGCAGTTGATTTGTCCTCGTGAGCCATTTTGGCGCGGTGTTTGGGACATCGGTCCAATCGCCCCCTTCACCGACAAGCCAGAGCAACGCCTTCGCCATCGAGGAATTAAAATGGCGCGGGTAGATTTTCCCCCACCTGTCGCAACAAGGGCAGTATCCCCCATCGCCTTCGATGGCGTAACGCCAGTCTTCTCTGGATTCCTGAAGCGTCTTCATTTTACCATAGCCTTTAACATATCCCCTGTGAGCCGGAAGCGCTCTGGGTCGAAGGGGTCGGGTGCGGTTTCCCCATTATTTTCTTCCGCCTCGGCGCATTCGTAAGCCACCGCCGCGTATCCGGCTGCGTCAACGTAGTCGTCCATGTTGAAGGCTCCGGCCTTACGCCGGGCCACTTTCATAAGCTCCATCATGTTGGCAACGTCGGAGGCCGTGAGTTCGCCCTTGTTGTACATGTAGCCGTTCCACAGGCGGGCTATGTTCTCGTGGTTCTCCGGGCTGGAGCCGTGGGCACTGGCCCGGTCTCCCGTGACAAGCTCCAAGGCTGTCTCCAAAACTTCTCTAGCAGGCATCGTTCCCTCCTTGTTTAAAATAAGTCGCTTCTTCATATCGCCCATCCTCTTTGTGAATCTTCCGGCATTTTCAGGACGAGGTTTTGTTTGGCCCTTGTCATTCCAACGTACAGGACGCGGTGGGCGTCGTCCGGGTTCTTCTCCATCTCCTTCAAGGCCTTACCGGAGAGGTCGGTGAACAACAGGACGTTGTCGGCCTCGCCGCCTTTTGCCCCGTGGATCGTGGACAGTTTGATCTTGGGCTTCTCGAAAATGTTGATGCCCCGGTTAAGGAGCGCCGTGGCATAGGCGCGGTCTTCGTCACCTATGCGGTCTAGGGCAACGTCCCATGTATCGCCGGGCGTCTCCAGACCAAAGTGCTGCCGCAGGACGGCCATCGTGAACAGGTCCTGTTCGTCCGCGCCGGACAGCATCTTCTTGGCTCCGCGCTTCAGGCGGCCTTCCCCGCTGGACATGTGGTCATAAAGATTGATGGCTTCCTTCAGGGAGATCTCGTGTCCGGGGCTTTGTTGCAGGTGGTTCCACGAACTGATGGCGCTCCGGATGGTCTTTTTGATGGAGGGCGAGCCCTTGCGCTCAAAGTAATGCCCGCTGGAGGTGAGCCTGTCGGCCAGTTCATCCAGCATGTAATTGGCCTGCGCTAGGATGAGCCACTCGTCGTCGCCGAACGTGACGGTGTTGGCGTCATAGGTGCGCTCGACGCTTCCCTCCTCGCGGCGGGGCATCCAGATTTTCTTCTGCCTGCTGCGGATGCGCTGGACGACGGAGTCAGCAATGGCATGGACGCTGCGCGGAACCCTGTACGACTGAGACAGCACCTCGGAGCCGCCCGGAAGTCCGACAAAGTAGTTGATGTCGGCTCCGGCCCACCGGTAGATGCCTTGGTCGTCGTCTCCTGCGACGAACATGCGGTCGCTGTGGTCGTTGAGGTGGTGAGCCACTTTCCATTGCAGCGGAGTGAGGTCTTGCGATTCATCCAGAAACACCACCTTCAGGAAGGGGATGCTCCCCGGCTTCTCGGAAAGCTCCACCATCATGTCGGTGAAGTCTTTCAGACCGTTGAGCAGCTTGAAGCGCTCGTACTCCTTGTAGAGGTGCTCAAACTCGTAAAACGGAATGTGGAGATCGGTAATGTTGTAGGCGTGCTGCGTCCCTCTCAGGGTGTTCCGCGCCAGATCAAAGGCCCGCATGATGGGGTTGTTGGACTTCATCAGCATAAAGCCGTCATCGGCTATGTGCTCGGAGCCGCTTGTAGACAGGTCTACCCCGGTCTCCTCGCTGAAACCCCGGAGGCCTTTGTCGCCGAGTACCTCCGCCCCGGTCATACCAAGAGCCTGGAACGCCAGACTATGCAGCGTCCGGAAGTACTGGAAGTCTTTCTCCGGGTCGAGGTTGAACCTCGCCACGGCGCGGTCCCGTGCTTCGTGGGCCGCTTTCCGCGTGAAAGCGAAATACCCTATGTCGTTGGGTGACATGCCCCCGGCCAGTAGAGAGTCTACCTGATTCAGCAGCGTGGTCGTTTTCCCGGTTCCGGGAGGGCCAAAATACCTGAACATCTACCGCACCTTCAAAAATACGTCTATTTCGTAACCTAGAGCATCCAGTATCTGCTCTACCCTGTGTATCGAAAGCTGTCGTCCCGCCCCGATATTCTCGTATTCGGCAATGGTCCGCTGCGGCATTTTTGCCTTGTCCGCGAGGTCTTTCTGGGAAATCCCGGATTCCTTACGGAGGTCCTTTATAAGCTGGCACCAGTTAACTTTTGGAGTGGTCAAAACGGTACGTCCTCTTCGTCGTCGAAACGAGACCCAAACTCCTCGTCAATCTTTTCATACGCAGGTATCGACCAGCACCGGACCATGTGTCCCTTGATCCGGAACTGTTCGGCCTTGCCGTCTATGTCTCGAAGTCGCTGGGCTATCTTGTTGGACCTGTAGTCGAAGAACTTGTTGCGCTTCAGGAACGCCTCGAAATCCTTGAGCCGGAAGTAGGTCCTGCCCGTCTCCTCGTCGGTCCATGGGCGACGAAGAAGTATCTCTTCCCGGTCCATCGCGGACTGCATGTGCGTCGAGAACTCTTCCAGCATGTCGTAGAACTGCCCGCTGAGACTGGTATCTGCTGACGTGGAGATTACCGCGCCCTCGGTGTCCACCATCTGCCCGAGAAGGCTGTTCATCTGCGCCTCCCAGGCCTGCCGGGTGATGGTGCGCGGCATGAAGTTTATCTGCTCCATACAAAGCATTTGAAAGCGCGGCTGCTTCTGTAGACCTTCGGTGTCGAGTTCCACGGGGCTTCCGTTAACGTCGAGGAACCATAGCGGTGGCTCGCTGTCGTATTTGCGGAGGTTGGCTACGGTAGGCGTATTGGCACCCCCTCCGACGCCGTGTTTCCGGCTGCGGCACAGGTCCTTGTTGCAGAAGTTGCAGATAGGCTGGTCGGCGCATTTGTATTGGTAGTCTTTCTTTTTTATCTGGTCCGCGACGATGTTGACCTCTTTAAGGTCTAGCGCGGGCTCCATGATGGTCTGATTGTAATCGAGGATCTTCGTTTCCCAGTCGTCGGGATACGCCTTGCGAAGGTATACACCCAGATTGAACAGGCCATTGTTCCGTGTTCCCTCGGGAAAGCCCTGACGTAGCAGGGCCTGTAGGCACGGAGGGCCGTCCTTGAGCTTGTCGTCTACCACCGGTACGGATTTGGACAGCAGGCCTTCTAGCTGGTCCTCGGTTATTGCGGAGGCTTCGGCTTGGTCCAGAAACTCTACAATGG